AGCCGGCCGCCAATGTCGACAGATAAAAAGGTTGAGGCTATTAAAGGCTTCCTGGCCGGCATGGCAGAGATAAGGCTTGCCGTTAAGGAAGATGCAAGGGCTATGCTGGCAGCAATGCCCGGCGATATATTGCTGGACGAAGAAGCCCTTGCCGAGTTCATGGAAGAAATGAGCGAGGAACTTTCAAGAAAATATCTGGTTGACGCAAACGGCAAGATACCAGCCAAAACGGCAAAGCTGATCCTGCAATATTCATCTGAGTTATCGGAGCGCGACGATGATTAGAATGGAAGTAACCAAAAACCTCGACGTAAACAGCTTCCGGGCTTTCATGTCGATGGAAAGCAAGAACTTTTACGCCGCTGCGATGGAATTAGTGGTCGGCGATATTGTCAGAGGCATTGAGTCTGGGCAGCAGATACAAGGCGGTAGCTTGCCGTCGCTTGAGCCAGAAACAATAGCCAAAAAAGGGCACAGTCAGCCGCTTATTGACAAAGGGCTTTTGCGAGATCCATTTACATATCAGAAAAACAACCAGTGGCGCATTAACACTGGCACAATCACAATAAAAGGCCGTTCGATAGGCGGCGACATGCCACGCGATAAAGTCGGCGCGAAATTGCAGCTTCAAGGCGTATCGAGCAGGCGCGGCCGCAAATTCTTTTCATTCTTTGGTATTTCCCGCGACGCAGAAGCCGACGTGCTGACGCTGCTTGATGAAATGATATTAGGAGCATTACAACAACTATGACAACGCCAGGCGCACTAGAGAGGCTTTGGATATCAATAAAGGGCATTGCGAGTAGAACAGTGTCACGCGTTTCTGATCTTATCGCAAGTATGCGAGCAACCGGCGCAGGAGATGAAGCCATAAAAAAACGATTACTGGATGAAGCCGAGCAAGGAACTATTTTATCTGAAATGCGAAACTTTGCCACGTCTAGAGCGCCGGGCTTTGTTGGCGACATGATCTTTAGATTCGCCCGTGATACGCTTTCGGATCGACAGAAGCGGGTTGCTGACGCATACAACAAGGTAAAACAGGATCGTATCGACTCAAACGAGGAAAAAATAACCGACGCGGCAGGGGCAGAAAAGACCAGGCTACAACAGATTCAGGAATCGTATATTAAACAGGGCATTGATACCACGGCGTATCAGAATGAGCTGCCAGAGCCGCCGCCGGATGCCGATCTTGACGATGAATACATGTGGGTTGCCGTTGTCGACAATAATACCTGTGCGGTCTGCGCTGGCAATCACGGCGCGATTAAGTCGCTTGGCGAATGGTCGGCCATAGGCGAGCCGAGATCAGGCGCCTGTTACGGTGAGCAAAACTGCCGCTGTATTCTAGTGCCGGAAACCGTGCTATCTAAGACCGAAAAGTCAGAAATTAGAAACCTCGGCCCTCTGGTCATACCGAAAAAATAATTCTGTCGCTATTGACACCGGCTTAAAAGTTATTCATACTGAAGGTAACGAAAAGTAACGAAAGTTACGAAAAGTAACGTTTTATCTGGAGGGCTTATAAATGGCAACCGAAACACCCGCCGCCGATGTGCAAGTGAACGCACAGCAGGCCGCAACAGCGCAAGGGAACGCGCAACCGCCAGCCGAGGGACAGGCTGAGGGTGGGAAACTTTCTAACCAGGAAGCCGCATTGCTTAAAGAGAACATGGCGATGAAGCGCAAGCTACAGGCCATTGAATCACAGCAGTCGGAAGCCGAAAAGAAAGTTTTGGCCGATCAGGGCAAGCACAAAGAACTGGCCGAACTGGCTGAAAAGAAAGCGGCGGGATTGGCTGAAAGGCTGATACGAGCTGAACTGGTCGCCAAGATGCCGGGGCTTATAAAAGCCGATCTGATCAAACTTTGTGATACCTCCGCATTGAGAATTGGCGACGATGGCAGCATTGAAGGTATTGACGATGTAGTAGCGAATTTTACAGCTGCTAACCCGGAATACTTTGGAGCCGGCCACGCCGACGCAAAGCCCGTTATCTTGGGCACACCGAAACCCGGCACAACTGCCGCCGGTGTCGGTTATCGAACTTATGAAGAATACCAGCAGGCACCGCGAGCTGAACAGCTTGAATGGGCTGCAAAGAACCCGGCGGCTTTTCAGTCGTTGGCAGAGGTCGCAATGCGGCCGAAAGGTTAATAATTTATGTCTGCAACTAATAGCACCAATCTTAGAATCCCCGAAATTATGCGCACCGAGGTTAATGTTGACTTCGCGAAAATCTTTGACTTCACGTTTCAGGGCATGGCCGAGCGTGACAATAACGTGGGCGCTGGCGAACTGATCAACGTTCGCGGTTTCAACGAGCTTTCAGGCGACGCCGAAGTAATGAGCGACGGCGGCACCTACTCAACCAACAGCGTTTCCACTTACAAGGATATTGGCGTTATCCTGCACCGCATTAAAAAATTCGGCGCTGAGGATCTCGGCAATATCGTATCTGGTCAGGACGCAACCGGCGCAATTCGCAGAATGATTGCCCGCTACTTCGCAAAACAGGCCGCTGCACGTTTCATCGACGTTCTTACCGGCGTGTTTGCATCTTCTGGCCCGCTTACCACCACTAACCGCTCTGCCGTCTATGTTGATACCGCAACGCCCGGCGACAGAATCAAGCTGACTCCATCTGTTGCCGCTAATGCCGCCGCCAAAATCGGCGACAATATGCTCGATATGGGTATCTGGCTCATGCACTCTGCGACCTATGCCACCTTGCTGGCTGCCGGCTATCTCGAAACCAATACCAACCTCAGCGCCTACGGCTTTGAGGGTGGTCAGGTAAAAATGTTCATGGGTAAGCCGATTCTGGTTAGCGATACTCTGCCAGTAACCACCGGCAGCAACTGCGACAGCTACAGAACATATTTCTGCGCAAAAGGCTCTCTGTATTTCGGCATTCAGAAAGACATTAACCCTGAATACAGTCGTGACACCAACAAGATCGACATCATATCAACCGATATGCACTTCTGCCCTCACGTTCGCGGCTGCGCATGGGCGACAACTGCCAACCCGGCCGACGCTACGCTGAAACTAGGCACCTCATGGTCTCTTGCTTACTCGGCCGCCACTCAGGTTCGCGTCGTTGCTATCGACCATAACATCTAAGGAGCAAAGCACAATGAATAAACTGTTTATCACGATTCTTGCGCTTATCGTTCTCTCTGTTGCTCCGAGCTTCGCGCTTGAAGCCGACTACATTCCAATGTCGTTTATCTTCCCGATTGCAACTACTGACGCCGCAAGCGAAAACGCTTCTGTTGTGGCTTTCAAGGTTCCTGCCAATATCACCATTAAGAGCATCTATGTTACTGAAACTGACGGCGTGACTGCTAACGCTACTGATTCAGCAACGCTCTCGCTGACCTCTGGCGCTGCTGTAATTCAGGCGCACACCACGAACCTTGTTAACCTCGTTGCAATGACGCCTTACGCCTTCACACTGTCGACTACTGCGAACGCTCACAAGGTAGCGAAAGACGCCATTCTGACCCTTGCCGTTACCAAAAACGGCTCTGGTGTTGCGCTGACTACTCCGGTGGTGCAAGTTAACTATACAATCGGCTGGTAACTCCGAAAGGGATTTAACATGAAAAAGATTCTCATGCTGACGGTGCTGCTGGCTGTTGCAATGTTATCGCCGGCGTTCGCTCTCGAAGCCGATTACTTGCAGCTTTCGGTAAACTTCCCGCTTGTATCTAATACCGTGGCGAGCGCTCCGACTTCGGTTGTAGCGTTTAAAGCGCCCGCTAACATTACGCTGAAAAGCGTTTATGTTACCGATACTGGCGGCATTGCTGCCAGCTCGACTGCATACCTAACCTTTGTTGTAAAAGACGACGGCACCACTATACAGAGCAGAGCGACCACTACGGCATTGACCGCAATGACCCCGGCCGCCTTTACTCTGGCAACTGCTGCCAATGTTCACAAAATCGCCAAAGACTCTATCGTTACTGTTGCGATCACAAAAACAGGCGACGGCGCAGCGCAGACCACTCCGGTAGTGCAGCTCAACTATGTAATCGGCTGGTAAGATTCCAGTGGCATACGCGAACCGCGTCTTATTGTTGAAAAGGCTGGCCGAAGCTGAGGCCGAGGCCAGCCCTCAACAACCCGAACCGATAGAAGTAAAGCCGGCAGTGAAGCCCGTTAAGACCAAGCGCAAAAGCAAGAAGGCCAAGAAATGACCACTTATATTGCATTCGTGAACTCTGGCGCAGACATCGCCACAGATGCAGATTTGATTAAGCTGCACCCTGACATGGTCAACAACCGCTGGCGTGGCCTTGAGAGCTACCGCGTTGCGCTACTTGAAGCTTACGACAAGGTAATGTTTGATCTTGGCAATATCGGCCTGTTGCAAGCCTACATCAAGGACACAGCCGCCAATATCGCATGGGTCGGCCGGGTTGTAATATACCAGGCGCTAATGATGGTATTTCGAGACTTTCGCGCCGAGCGTGGTGACAGATGGGATTTGCTGATTGGCGACTACCAGGCACAATACGACCTTGCAATAACCGACCCGACTCTGGACTATGACACAGAAGCCGAGGCGGCCGCCACTACCGACACCACCAAAACCGGCGAAATCAGGATGCTGCGATGAATGTAACCACGCTGACTAATGATATTAAGTGCATCGTCGCCGGCACTACAAACTACATTGAGCATCAGCCCAGAATAAGCGAATACGCGCAGCCCGTGCAGGACGCGCCGAATACCGGCGTTTTTCGCGTGGTCGTTATGGGTCTTGGTAAAACGAAACACGCAGGGCTTGATCGTTATGCAGATCTTGCCGTCGCTATTGCCGAGCCGCTTTCTGGTGGCGACGCTAACAAGACGAATGAAGAATCAGCCACAAGAGCTGAACGCATTGTAACTGCGCTTGAAGCCTACGACGGCACAGAAGCGCACACAGACGAAATTATCGAGGCGACATTATCACGCGATGCTGGCAGATCTATAATCACCATCAGCGCCCGCATTAACTACAAATTTTCTGAGGAGTAATTAACATGACAGTAGATATTTGCCGAAGAATGCAGGTTATGATGCCTGTATCTGCCGGGGTTGCTCACGGAATGCAGGCGCTTACAAAACAGGCTTCTGCTTCTTTCGATGGTCAGACCATACTTAACCGCGCCTACAATGGCGGCACTGGTAAAAACCTCTGGAATACCTCGCCGGCTTATGCGCCTGTTGTGAAGATCAACGGCGTTGTCTCTGGTTGCGTGGTATCTCCGACCGCTACAGATAACGATGTATCAGTGACCGCTGGCGTCGTAAACATTAACGGCGTTGCTGTTACTGTTGCTGCCGATGCAAGCACGCTGCTGGTTCGTCCGGCTAACGACAAATACGCAATATACGCATTCAGCGTTGCCGCTGACGGCACAACCTTTACCGCCACAAAAGGCACAGACGGCGACGCGCTAGACTGGACAGCATACGGTGGCGCTGGTCAGCCTCCGCTTTGCACTGCGGCAAATGCTGTTATTGCCTATATCTGGCTGCTTGACGATCTCGACGGCGTCATACCTGCTGCCCAGATATCAGCCGGCGAAAGTGCTAACATACCATACGAGATCGACGCAATACGCGGCAACGTGGTATTACCCGCAGCTTTGCCGCTTTCTTACACCGGCGGCGTTGCTCGACCCGTTCGCGCTTCATGGTATTCACAAGACGGTGCAATCATGCAGCCGGTCGCTGAGGCTGAAAACTGTAAGCTGACAACTACCATCGGCACCCTGAATATTACGCCCGCTTCTTCGCAGTGGGATCGGCACGCACCCGGCCGAGCTGCTTTCACGGCTTCTGTCGGCACTTACAAAACAACTGATAACTACATGATTGACAAATGCCTGGCAGGCGGCTCTGAGGCTGTGGCGTTTATCAAGGCTCGTGTTAATGCTTCCGACAGTTACCATTTCATGGGTCAGGTGCTTTTCACAGGTATCGACATTGACCTCAAGTTTGGCGAAATCAAACTACCGTTTACATTCCAGGGCACTGGCGAGCTGTGCCGATTGGTGGGTTAATATGAGTAAAGCGAAACAGGTTAAAAACATCGCGAGGCGAACGGCCACCGAGATAATTGCAATGGAAGATCGGCCAGAGTTCCCGGTCGAGGTTCCTGAATGGGATCTTACCGGCGATAATGCCGCCATTGTCAGGCAGGCCGATTCTTTCACGGTATCAAAAATTGAAGAATCTTGCGACGGCTCAGCACACGGTAAGGCACTCAAAGGCGCCAGGCTGATCGTTGACTGCTGCGTTGACCCAAAGTTCGGCCCGGAACACATTGAAGCTCTGGCAACCGCCAAAAGCGCTACAGCGGTCGGCAGGCTTGTCACCGCTATTCTGGTCGGCCCAAAAAAAAATATCAGTTCTTCGGATTAACCGCATGGGAGCAGGCGGCCGCTGGGTCGTCTGCTCCTTTCGCGGAAACTCGCAACCTTGCGCTGATGGTCTGCATCAGAAAGCGATGCTTTTTGAAAGATCTTCGCGGCGTGTCGCTCGATGAGCTTAACGAGCAGGCCGATATATTAAGGAATAACCCGAATGTCTGACGTTACCAAAGACCTGCTTATCAAGATCAGCACAGAGGGCGGCGACTCTACAGCTTCCGAGCTTAAAAAAAGCAGCTCGGTTGTTGACGGCATCTTAGGTAAGACTCTCGGCCTAAATGCTGCATGGGAGTTGTTTAATAAGCTGGTGGGGCTTGCGAAAACTGGCCTTACTGCTGCTGCCAACGCTTTCGGCGGCATGGTAGATATATCGTCGCGGTTCGAGCAGCTGGGCATCAGGTTCGATACTATTTTTGGCGCAAACGGCCCGGCACAATCTGCGCTTGATTGGGCTACGGAGTTTGCAGCGAGAACGCCGCTAACGCTTGAGCAGGTTACGTCTGCAATGCTTCGACTCAAGGCTTACGGTTTCGACCCGATGACCGGCTCGCTAGAAAGCATCGGCAACGCGGTATTTGCCCTGGGCGGCGACTTTAACAGCGTTGTTCTTGCGCTTGGTCAGATGGAAATACGCGGTAAAGTTGTGCAGCAGGAATTAAACCAGCTTACAAACCAGAATATACCAGCCGTGCGCTGGCTAAAAGACGAGCTAGGCTTGACAGCCGCCCAAATGGGCGACATCGGCAACCAAGCCGTAAGCTCAAGCGCTGCAATCGAGGTCATATTGAGGAAATTT